TGCACTCCATGTGTTAGCCGTGCTCAACAGGGGGATCTTTTCACCGCTTGTGCCAAGTTCTCTTAAACCAAGGTATTGGATAACGGCCAGTGTGCTTGTTTTAGCCAGAATATCGCGACCGACTGACGTTAAATCAGTCTGCGCTACCGTATCCTTACCGGTGAAATAAGGCAGTTTATTTGCACCAGTCGCAAGGGCAGCGAGCGCGGTTAAGGTTGCATCAAGAGGCTGTTTCCCTGCCAGTGCATTGGTCATGGTTGTCGCAAAGTTCGGGTCATTGCCAAGCGCCGCAGCTAACTCATTCAGAGTATCCAGAGCTTCAGGAGATGAACCGACCAATGCGGAAATAGCCGCCCTAACATAAGCAGTCGTTGCTATCTGTGTATTATTTGTACCCTGCGGTGCTGTAGGCGCGGTAGGTATTCCGGTGAATGCAGGGCTTGCTAAAGGAGCCTTAAGATTCAGCGCATTATTGATAGTCGTGCTGAACTTCGGATCGTTGTTGATAGCAGCAGCAATTTCTTTCAGCGTATCCAGTGTTCCCGGGGCGCCGTTGATAAGCGCGCTTATAGCTGCATGAACAAATGCTGTATTCGCGATCTGATTACTGTTTGTACCTGGGGCCGCAGTCGGGGCACCTGGTTTCCCTGTCAGATTCGGGCTTTCTATTGGCGCTTTGGTATCAGCCAGTTCTTTTACAGACTTAACGGCTTTAGGGGTGGCCGCCATTGTTTCGCTGTCGCTGTCAATTGTGCTACTGAGCTGAACTAATCCCTTTTGCGTTGTGCTTGCATCCTGCGCCGTATACTTACTTTTCGCCAGATCGTAGGCTTTTTTAACTGCCAGCGAACTTGCCGCAACATCACTTCTGGTGCTGGTTACAGAGTCTGATATTTCAATGCCGATCGTGCGGTTGATACGCTCAGATGTATCAATCATTTCCTGGGTAATGGCAGATACGCCAGCAGGGATATTTACCGTACAAACAAGTAGCTCCCCATCTCCCAACTGATATGAATCGGTATAGATTCTGGCAATAAATTCAGCCGCATGAATATGTGACGCGGTATTAACCTGATAGGTATCTTCTCCAAGGATATATCTTCCCTTCAAAACGATTGCATATTTCTTGCCTGCACTAAGTGCAAGAGAAATATCCTTAAGTTGCTGAATAGTTACCTGGTAGAATTCACCAATATCCACTGACGCAGCGCCAGCAGTTTTATCACCATCCACTGAGGTGATTAACAGGTTCATCCCACCGCCAGGCTTAGGTAAGAAACCGGCATAAAATCCCGGGTCAACAATCCCCCTGAATTTTCGGTTTAGCGCGGCTGACAGATATGGTTCGTGGTATTGCACATCAGCCACCAGAGCCAACGACTCGGGTGATGGGTAAGTAACCGATGTGACAACTGTAACGTCATTCATCAAGCATATCCTTATGCTGTAGTCGTGTTTATGGCCATAACTGCGGTATATGTTTTGCCCACATACAGCGAGTCTTCCTGGACACAAATAATGGCGATTGGCTTGTTCTCGTTATCCAGAACAACCAGAGTGTTGAATGGGTAGTTTTTCCCTTCCTGCAACTGGCTTTGATCAAGGTCCATCCGGACAGTAATTATCCCACCTGAGTAGGTTGGCACGAGGTTGATGGTGCAAAATTGACTGGTCAGTTCTGCCAGATCGAAAGCCTTTGGCAGTTCTCCAATCTCATAAGTGCCATCTCCTTTCTTAGTAACCAGTGAACTGGTACCGAAAACGGCCTTGCTGATTAAAAATCGAGAGCCTTTGTTAATGGACGATTCAGCGCGCCGCTGATAGTAATAGTCCAACAACTGACTCTTATAGAGGTTTGTTGAGACGTCAGACATGATTTTCCCTAATCAATGTTGTGAAGCCTCATTGTAAGAGAAGTAACTTGTCACCCCGCCCTGCGGACGGGGTTGTTATCAGACATCGCTATCCAGCAACAAATCATCTGCACGGGTGCGATCAAACGTAGGTGTGGCTTTCACAATAGTGCCGCCCGGCGTTGCGGTGATCGGGGCGCTAATCGACGTAACTCCAGTAAGCGAAGTTGTATCCGAAGTTTCAAACCAGCAGTACGCTTTTTCGGTATCAGAAATCTCGTTCAAAGTGATCATGTCGGCCTGTTCATTTACAACAACCGACAAATAGAGCGTAAGCCCATCAAACACTATATGCAGTGGCAGTAGAGGCTTTACGAACTGATTAAACTTTCTGAGAATTTCTTCTGTAATTGCGGACTGATCTATCGTGCCAGTAATTCCCATTGTCCGGGCCAGGTCGTTTATGGGAATACTGATCATCCCTCTGGAAGTCAGAAACATCTCACCGAATGTGCCGCCGGTAGTCTCCAGTGTGCTTTCTGGTATTAGAACTGTGCCGTAGGGATGACGCTCAAGGTCCACCGGTGCATATATCGGATCCCATAAAACAGAAATACCGTTAAATTCGCGGTAAATTGTCTGGTTTATAGGGCGTTCAGTTCCCTTAAAGTGGATCTCATCAAGCCGCTGTTGTAACAACATCGGAACGGAAGATGAGTTCGAAGTTCTGATAGTAAAGAACTGGCCAAGTTCATTTGTCCTGGTCTCCAGATCCTCCTTGCTCATGGAGAAAATAGACTTCCGGTTGGTAATTCGCTCCAACCATGGGTCAACAAAGGTGTCTATCATTGACTGAACCAAATCAGCCAATGATTTATAGAGCAATGACTTTTGCTTAGCTGATGTAAGTCGGTTATTAAACCAGGAACGTTGCATCACTCCTCCTCATACGAAATATTAAAGGTGGAGTTTTCTGTATCCAGATAAACGAAATCGTAAAAGCCGTTGGACTCATTCCACTCGACAAATTCCAGATAAAAGTCGCGGAAATAACCTAGCGTTTCGATAAACGCCCAAACATCTTTTTTCTTAATCAGGATGTACTTTCCGACGCGGTTCGGATCAAAGAAAGTTGAGTCGCGCCCAAATTTTGTTTCCAGTGCCGACTTCAGCTCATCGGTTACGTTCTCAATGGTCAGGCTTGCCGATATCCGCCCGGTGATGGTGATCTTAAAGGGTAGTTTTCTGACCTCTTTATACGAGAATTTCTTGTTCAACTCATTCGGCACCTTCTTAAAGGCGGCCAGGATCATTTCTTCAAGCTCTGACTGACTTTTATTCGGATGCCATCCTGAAATAAATATCTTATTGATATTCTGAACATTATAAGCACCATCTAATTTTTCTTGCTGACCCTCGCCCCATGCCTTTACCCAGGACAGTCCCGGGATGTTACGCACCAGAAAATACGTATAGTCCCCGCCCCATACGACCTGATCATCATATGCAAGGTAATATTGTGCACGGTTACGTGTGATCTCCGTTGTTTCGGCATCGGTACCTGCGGTTATAGGTGTCGTTGTCTTAACTGAAATCAAATTAGCTAAATTAGCCGCAGAATCGACAGGCGTCAGGTTTTGGCCAGCAACCAGGGTTATATCGCCGTTGGTGCACCATACCTTAAGCGTAATTGTCGAGCCTTCTGGCGGTATTTGCCCAATTAGCCCATCGCCGAATCGAACCCCCAACTGCTCGGATGGTTTATAAAACTCAACGTAGACCTGGCTTTTACTACCGGCTAACCGGAACATAGTGCTGGAAGACCACTGCGTGGTCTTACCATCGGTCGTCACGAATACTTCCAGCTTATAGCAGACAGCAGTGAGAGCCTTTGATAACACGACTTCCAGAAATTCTTTGGCTGCCGTAACGGTATATGTCACCTCCTGGATTTCCAACTGTGCCACTTCTACCGTACCGGTGCCGTCAACCAACCTGCATACATCCATAGTCATGTAAGGGTACTGGTCGTCAGATATTAAAGGCATGTTTTTGGGGATTACCACTGGGGCATCTTCACTTGTGGCGGTGATCTCAATCATCCCCGATGATGGTGTTGGCTTGGTACCAACGTAACTATTCGTTTCTGCCGCTGCCAGGATAGAGGAACGCCGCGTCGCGGTCGATATAAAGCCTTCAGCCAGCGCCGCATCGGCATACTGAAAGCACCTGTAGACAATCTGGGTAATAAACAATGTCAGCATCGAGACAAATTGAGAGCCGACAAACTTAGACCAGAATGAATCTTTCTCGACAAGCTCTTCAAACTCTGCACGAATACTGTCTTTAGTTGGTGTTGTTTTATTCATAGCACCACGTCCTGTGTGATAGTTATATCCCTGATACGAATGGATATTTTCAACTTATCAAAAGCATCTCCCTCGGCTACTGACAAGCCAGAAATAGGTATGTCGGGTAAATCCACCGTCAACTTTTGCAAAAGCATGGCCTCAACCGCAATTTGAACATGCGACAAGTTGGTCGGTTCGTGTTTAAACTGCGGTAAAACATTGCCCCATGACGGATCGCCGTATACCTCACCCTGATAAGTGTTTAGCCACTCATATAAACGAGCGCCCCAGGCCTCCTCCTGGGACTCATACGTTTTTACGCCGGATAACTCCAGCGTCAGTAAAGGATCAATTTCGTTATTGTTGGCCATCAATCAACTCTCGCGTAGTCATTCATCAACGGATCATCAATTGACAGTGGCACCGTGCGCATAACGCCCGGTTGAGGCGTGCTGACCTTTACGACAGTTCCCTGGCCTTTCGCCGAGTCTTTAGTGTGCTCTTCAATCCTGGCAAGCAATGAGGTCATCTGCGCAAACAGCCGCTTCGTTTCACCATCAAGTGAAACGGTATTATCAGCCAACTGCATTGTCGGCTTGGCACCGGAGCCGCCAAGGTCACTAATAACCTGCCCATCTATCTGCATACGACCAGTTGGTTGCTGCAAATCGTTGGCGGCAGTCGTCACCTGGGACGTAGTGGCTGGTTCAGGCGCATTACTTTTCCGCATCCCCGGCGCATTGCGGAGTTTATCGAATAGCCCATCAATCCCCATTTGTGCGCCGAGTTGGTCAAAGTAACTTGAGTTGCTGGCCACCGGACGCGCCTCTTCAACTGGCATCGGAGTATCAACATACACATTGCCAGCTGCTGTTGCGGTCCCCTTCCCTCGTGCACGTTCTTCGAGCGTTCCCTGAACGACTTCCCGACGCATACCCCGGCCATTCATGAATTTGTTGACCAGATCGTTAACGCCAACAGCATTGCCGATTTTGTCTACCAGACCGCCTTTCTCAAACGGGCTATCACCAGGGGTAAACGCTAGGCCAGTAGACTGATCGATAACAGCGTTATCAGGCAGTGGTCCCCTCACTCCATATTGCGCCCCACCCTGTGCTCCTGCTCCAGGTGTATAGATTTCACCACCTAAATAGCGAGCACGATGAGTATTGACCTTGATCGCGTACTCACGGTTTTCTTTCGATAAGTCACCTGTGCCTTTTTTCCACTTATTGATAGTGCCAAACCCAGCGTTATATGCAGTGATGGCCTCGTTTAAGTCTCCATTGGCTTGCTTCAGATACTTGCTCATGAGAAGAGCCGCAGCTTCTGCCGATTTTTCCGGATTAAAAGAATCTTCCCGGGATAATCCAGTTTCCTCACGAGCAACGCTCGTAAACTGGAACATTCCGAGAGCGCCACCACTTAGCTTTCCATTTGGTGATCTTGTAAGCGTAGATTTTGCGTTAGGATCACCACCAGATTCAGTTGCAGCGATCGCGTAAAGAGTACCTTCAGGAAGGCCATATTTATTCTCTAGTTCAGCAAAATACGGAGCCAACTTATCGAGATTTGCCTTACCTTCAGCTCCAAGACTTCCGACTTTTACATCCAAGTTGCCATTATTGTAGGTATCCGCAGCTTTCTGAATGTCATTCCTGGTGCCAGTGGTATTAAGCGAGGATGATGACGAGCTATTTTGACCAATAGCTTTATCAATTTTCTGCAACGCGCTATTGCCCGTTTCTACAGCATTTGCATTGATTATCTGATTGGCAGTTTCTTTAACTGTTTTATTGCTATCTTTCGCTGTATCCAGGGATGCATTTACAACACGAGTGACAATATTAGCCTTTTTAGGGATATATTCAGTCTTAGGAGCATTGCCCTCCTGACGTTCTTTAGCAGGTATTTTTAATTCAGGTGTAACCTCTTTCGCATCCGCTTTATTGACTAGCTTTGATGCAACCCAGGCCACAGGAGTGCTCTGAACAGCAGCATCTGCAATCTCACCTGAAAGCTCTTTTGCGGCACTCCATAGATTACTGCCAGCCTCTTTAATGTGTTTCCTTGGGTTCTTAATGAAATCAATTGCACTATCAATTGCATCACTAAAAACCTGTTTCAGGTTATCGACAGTAAAGAAGTTTTTGATGGCGTCTAATTTTTCGTTCAAGTTCTTTGTTGTGTCACTGAACCATCCTGAAATAGCATCACCAATCTTTGCGGTATAATCACTAAATGTCGTGGATATAGTATCACCAAGGTTAGAAATATATGTTTCTAAATTGGTAATTCCACTATCAATGGCCTGTGCAATACTTTCCGTCGAAAATGATTGCAACATATTGCCGATATCCTCAAATCCAAGTGATTTGAGAACACTACCAATGACATTGCTAATACCAGATACCAGTCCTCCCAAATCAAGAACATTGGCTAACGTATAAGCGGCTTTTTGCTGGAATGATGGATCTTGTCCTGATTTAAGCCCAAACGCTCGACGTTGCGCTTCTGTATCATTCCAACCGGTTACCGCATCATAAATACCTCCAGCCACTGTGCCGACTAGGGGAATTGCGCGTAACGCCCCTTTACCAACTGCCTTTAATCCAAGTTTACCTGCTGCCCGGGCAGCCAAATCTCCGCCTTCATGGGCGAGAGTCTTCTTGCCCCCACCGCGTAGCATTCCTACGAGTCTCTTTGCCCCCAGAGCGCCAAAAGCGAGTGCTCCCGCTTTTTTCAGCATGCCACGCCCCATTAATAACGACGCGACACCTCCGGCCCCCTTCCCTAACAGGCTAAATAATTTGGACAGCAAGCCGCCCTTCTTTTTCCCGGTGTTTTTGGCTATCTGCTCAAGGGCGCTGAGAATCTTATCATTGCCCTCTTTAATTTCGCTGGTCTGATCCTGAAGTTCCTGAACCGTCCGTTTTTGGGTGTTAACCTGAACGACATCGGCACTACTTTGCGATTTACGCCTAAAAAAACCTTTTTTACGGCTGTTATCGTCATTGCCACGAATCACATCGGCAATAGACTTTCTGGCACCATTAAGCGATCCACCAACTTCTTTTGATATCCCGCCAAGCTCCTTCCCTGCTGCCCACAATGGACCAGCAACGGCATAACCTAACGCATCGACGGCACGAGTCTCTGAAGGGTTACCTATGCCTTCAGCTACTTTTGACAGTTTTTTTAATAAACCTGATTCAGCATTTAGACGCTCATCATCATCTTTGCGCCTGGCCTTTTCAGCACGTTCAGCACGGGCATCTTCCGCTGCGGCCTTACTCCCTGACTTTCCAATAAAACGACCACGCGCATCGCGTTGGTTTTGGCTTTTTTGCGCACCGCCTTTTTGACCGAACATTTCGCGAGCGTGTTCGGCTGCTTCGGTCCGTTGCGCCTTTACATCTTCTGTTATAGCCTTCTTGCGTCGTTTTTTACCCTTTCGCGTAGTTGATTTGGCCTGCGGTTCCTGTAGAGCAACATCCTCCTGAACTACACGAGAAACGTCCCCTAAATTAAGCCGTTTCATTGCCTCAACAATAGGGTCTACGGATGGCGCATTGGCCACAAAGTCTGGCCGGGAATTTTCGATTGTGCGATTTAATGCCGACACACTGCGAGAGACAGGATCAACAGTTGCAACGCGTCCCCCTTTCAAATCTTCAACAGCTTCCCGGATACCTGCAAGCTCTTCCAGCTCTTTTGCGCTGGCGATTTCAACTGTCCTTATAACATCGTCAATGTTGGCGCTTTTTCTTTCCATGATCTTATCGCCTACCGTTTCGGTTTAAGTTTTTCTTCCAGTTTCTCCAACAGGAAAAACGCATAGGATTCAGTAAGCCTTTCAGCGTCCTGAATCGGTATACCCCCATACAAAACCAGGTTGGACACTAAGGTCTGATAGCTTTTCAATCCCCACCTGTGGAATGAAGTCGGTAGCCCGAAAGGGCACCCACAGACGGGTATACGCACCCTCTGTGGACTCCTTTTTATCCTGATTTGGGCATTTATGCGGCGGGAGACGAAGACGCATTTCACCTTTATCGATGTAGCACGGTAAACCATGTTCGAGCTTTTCATGAGCCAGTCGGATGTGTGCCGCCAGCTTCATAAATTCAGTATCAATGGCCATCCGTTTAATCGTTTCATAACGACGCTCAGCCTGATCTTCACGAGTACCGCTAACATCGTTATAAAGCTCACACTGATAAGCGAATTCCCAAAAACGCAAATCAACGATCGCTTCTTTGAATTCCGCGTCGTCTTCAGGTGGCAATGCTGCACGGCGCATCTCCAGCATTTCCATTGCCCAACCATCAAGCGGCACGATACGCCATTGATAAGGTACTCCCTCTATAGACACCTCAATATCGTCAATGAAAGGTTCCACTTCCAGGACCTGGATATCTTCAGCCAGAGCATTCATATCGCAATCGTAATAATGCTCTTTACCGCAATGTTTACAGGTGTAGGTGAATGTCTCGACCGGTGTTTCACGGGAGCCGGTAAATATCCACCATAACGCGGTAATCCGGTCCTGTGCCGTCCATTTCAGTGGATCATGTTTCGCAGGTTCAGCCAGCAAGGCTTTTAAATACGCCGTTGTCTGCTGTTCTTGTTCCTCCGGTGTTATCGAGTTGAAACGCATCGCATCAGCAATATTTGGCTGACGGAACTGGATTAATTCAGTTGGCCGCGATGGTAGCGGGAAAAGGGGTAAAAGCATCCTTGCTCCTTAATTTAAAGCGAAAAACTAAAGCCCAGAAGGGAAGCTAAAGAACTTGAGGATTGGTTAAACGTGCTGTGCAATGCGAAGGTCATTGGGAATGACTTAAATTCCGTAACCTGATCCCGCGCATAGGTGACATCGCCGGTAGTGACCGGGAATACCGTCATCTCATTTTCCAGTTTGGTTAAACCGGAGGACAGCAACCGATAAATACGCACATTGAGCAAATATTTAGACGGTATATTCCCGGTACCGTCCGGATTGATCACCCGACTTTTTGCCGTCTTAAACCAGTCCAAAACGAGGCCATCAACGGTATCCCTGACCATCATTGTTATCTGCCCAGGCGAACGCTCCGTTGGCTGAAGGATATTCCCTCCGCCGATTTTAATCGTTTCATATTCGATGCTGTAATCGTGGTAGGTAATGTCTTTAGCAAAGAAGTCTGCCCCCTCCAGACCATCAACTTCGACAGAGAACTGCCATCCTTGCGCGAACAGCATTTTGTTCATGATGATTGACGTCAGCTTACCAACTTCCCGCTCACCAACGCCGGAGCCAAATAATGTCGTCGTTAATGCCGAAGATACATAAGACTTTACTGAAGCAACATTAAGCCCCATATCAGCTCCCTCACTTCAACATGGATGAGAAAAGAACAATTCCCGGGATAATTGCCCTTGTTGCGCTCATTTTCTCTTCCAGATCCAGCTTTCGCTGATACAGCGTGTTCTCGTCGGATAAATTGCTGGCATCGAGTTTCCCCGCGATAGATATTCTTCGCAGGCGATCAGTGTTAGGTATTGCGATTAGCACTTCCAGATAGTCAGAAAGTAACCCAATGATTTCAGGTGGCACTTCCCCATTATCCAGATCCATATCACGCAAATTAGCCAGATAGGACACATTCAGTGGGTATACCGCTCGATGGGTATCTTCAAGCTCGATATTCCCATCGTAAACGTCGGAGTAGACAAGATCGCCGGTATGATCCGTAACCGATACGAGCGCAAGAAAATCAGCAGGGCAAGCAAGTGATTTACAGGTCTGATCAGTGAAGCGTATCCGCTTGATGTGTCCCGCCCTATCCTGGTATGTTCCCAATGCTTTTCTTAGCAGGGATTCCAGTAAGGCAGGTTCATCCGCAATCAAAGGTGTGAAGCGGGATTTGACGTCTTCGAGTAATTGTCGTGGTGTCATTGAAACCTCGTAGAATCTAGTTTGTTAACAGATTCTACGAGTTGTCATTTGTGACAGTATGCTCGCAATCGTAGTGATTACTACCACCAACTGCTAGCTTTCTTCTCTCTAGCTTTTCCTTCGCTTTGCAGTAAATCTTTACTTCCTGTAGAAATATTTCTATTTGCATCAGCCTCAGACTGAATTACATCTGTCTTAGCTGCTCTCTCCTTCAACTCCTGCTCTATAAAATCGTTTTCTCGCTGGACACGAGCCGCTTTTGCTTGCAGTTCGAGTTTCATGCTTTCGAGTTGCAGCTTGCGAAGCTCATCCTCATAAGCTTGATCTCGCTTCTTGTCATTTGCTAGCTCGGCTTCTCGTTTCGCTCTACGTTCATTTTCTGCAGCAACACGCTGTTTTTCGCGTGCAGCAGCGGCAGATGCTGCTTTTTCTCTTCTAATACGTTCAGCTTGTGCTTGTTGGCGAATAAGTTCTTTTCTGGCATCCTCAGCTTGCTGCTCTTTAGCTCGCCCTTCATTTTCCGCTTGAGCAATAGCAGCAATTTGACTTTGCAACGAGTTAGCCAAGGCAGTGCCTACACTAAACGTAGAAAAGATTAGAAATAAAATAATTTTATTCATAAATTATTTCTTTTCTGGACAAGTAGCATTTGGCTGAATTCGAGTTTCATTATCTTTAGTTGAAATAAGCACAGCAAGCCCCGTTGTAAACTGGCATGCTTTACCAACTTGAGTTGAAGTGAACACCTTAGTTCCTTCTTTATAAGTCAGTGAAACACCTTCAACAATTGTTTTATCACTAACCAAAGAACCAGCCGCTGCACCAAGAGCCGCACCACCAGTACCGCCAGCTACAGCACCCAGTGTCGATGTGCCTTTAACATTATAACCGGCAACGCCCCCAGCAACAGCTCCCAGTACCGCACCAAATGTCTGTGCCGCTTCTTTATTAGCTTTATTATCAACTTTCACTTTAGCTGGAAGCACAGAGATAATATTGACTGTCTTTGTTTCCTGCTTCGAATTCAATTGAGCGGTATCATAAACATCGGCAGCATAATCAGCACCGCTAGATTGACACCCAGAAAGAAGAATTGCAGATACAACAAGAGCGCATAAAGTATACTTTTTAGACATAAGAATCATCCCAGAAAAACAAAAACCGGCGAGAAGTTACCACGAGAACGGAAAGTAAACAAGAATACTCCCATTGACTTATATCAATTAATCAACTTTTTATAAGCTATCCCTAACTTATTGTGTATAGCTGAAAAGTCAGAGATAAGTTCACCATCTGCATTATTTCTTAAGTTAATAGTTTATTGCTAACTTAATTTATGTATCGACTATTGATATCCATCTTAAAGTAACAATATCCCTCTGCATTATTTTTCATCACAAATAATACATCTATTGCACGACACTCATCTGCTCTAATAAATTTGTATTTTTAAGTCGCGAATGCTATCTTTTCGCATCATATTGACCTTTTAATCGTTCAGGCTTATAGTTTCGCCGTCGTAGCAAATTCTGCGACCGGGTTTAGCAGCCTGAATGATTGTGCGGACAGCCGCAGATATCCGATATTGCGGTATTTTTGTGTCCGTAAAACCGCGTTACGCCCAAATTATGGTGGGGCGTGATGGGGAGGCTTCGGCCTGCTGGTTTCACAATCGCCAGTCTGCTAACCCCGTCACGTCCTGCCACCTGTTTAGCAGCGGGTAGCAGGTTGTTAAACCTGATTGTGAGGCCGTAACTATGGTTAATGCCAATCCTTGCGCACGCCAAGAATTCATCTGGCGTTTCTATTCCTGTAAAAAACACCACTATCACTTCGTCATCGCAGCAACAGAAGACGAAGCACGCTCTCAATTGCCTGATGGCCCCTGCATTTTTACTGCCCGTTTTTCAACTAACTCGCGCAATTCACTTAGTTACTGGAACCTCCCCTTCTCTGCCGACGTTCAGGGGGATTTATGAAAAAACCTCTCGTCACCCGTAATGAAATAGCCGAAGCGATCGCCCTGCATACAACCTGTATGCCGACACGGGAGATCCCCGGCGCAATTGCCAACTATTTCATGATAACCAGACGTTTTTATACCCGAACAGATAAGGCTGTGATCAACAAGCTACTGATAGCCGAGATCAGGGATTATTTGATTGAACAAGGACGTCTACGTTACGCAACAGTGGCAGCAGAAATGAGAAAGGAGGCGCGCAGAATGACCGGTAATAATTTGAATGTTGAAAAACCAGCACCTGTTGCTTCAGCTACGCCATCACCAGCTGTGAATGTTATCTCCAACACTGGAGACACAATCGACAGCCAGACGCTGTTAAAGATGGTCAATGAAGCGCGTAAGTTATGTGGGGAACCAGAGGTTCGGAACAACAAATTCATCAAAAAAATACTCGACGAATTAGAAGGTGAGGACGGTTACACAAAAAGTGCAACCGTGCCGCCAGGTGGCGGTACGCCTATGGTTGTCATAACCATGACCTACAAACAAGCCCTGCGAGTCGCCGCGCGCGAGTCAAAAGCAGTCCGCCGTTCGCTGATCGACAAACTGGAAGAATTGCAGCAGGCAAACTCCCCTGCCCCATCGATCCCCCAAACATTACCAGACGCTCTACGCCTGGCTGCCGAGTTGGCAGAACAGAAAATGCAGTTGGAACAACAGCTGGTGGCCGCAGCCCCTAAAGTCGATTTTGCCGACCGGGTATCAGCGGCTAATGGAATCCTGATCGGGAACTTTGCAAAGGTCGTTGGACTTAAGCAAAACGCCCTTTTCTCATGGTTGCGCCAGAACGGCATTCTCATGGCTTTTGGTGCGCGCAAAAACGTACCGCGCCAGCAGTACATTAACGCCGGGTATTTCACGGTGAAAGAAGTGGTGCTGGATGATGAAAATGGCTACCAGATACGGCTGACGCCCCAATTAACGGGTAAAGGCCAGCAGTGGTTAACTCGCAAGCTACTTGATGCTGGTTTGTTAAAACCAGTAGCAATAGGTTAACAAAAGAAAAAACCTGCCAGCAAACTGGCAGGTTTCTGAGCAGATCGACCAACCCGATCTGGATCGAGCCAGAAAAATTTGCTCTAATAAATTTCGTTTTCTAAGTGCAAAGAATCACCATTTCGAGCTGGTGATTGAAGGTTGATGCAAATTTGGAGAAAAAATGCAACAAACATTCAATGCGGATATGAATATATCAAACCTTCATCAAAATGTCGATCCTTCAACCACTCTGCCTGTTATTTGTGGTGTTGAAATTACGACCGACCGCGCTGGCCGTTACAACCTTAATGCTCTACACAGAGCGAGCGGACTCGGTGCCCATAAAGCGCCAGCTCAATGGCTAAGAACGCTGTCAGCTAAACAGCTCATCGAAGAGCTTGAAAAAGAAACTATGCAGAATTGCATAGTTTCGTTCGAAGGCCGTGGCGGCGGCACTTTTGCCCATGAATTGCTCGCAGTGGAGTACGCTGGTTGGATTTCTCCCGCGTTTCGGCTGAAGGTAAACCAGACATTTATCGACTATCGAGCTGGAAGATTACAACCTGCTATTCCGCAGAGCCTCCCAGAAGCTCTCCGTTTGGCTGCCGACCTGGCAGAGCAAAAGCAACGGCTGGAGCAAAAAATGCTGATGGATGCACCTAAAGTCGAATTCGCCGAACGCGTTGCTACCGCCAGCGGGGTTCTAATCGGCAACTATGCCAAAGTGCTCGGCCTGGGCCAAAACTATCTCTTCACCTGGTTGCGTGATAACGGAATTCTGATCGCAACCGGTGAACGCAGGAACGTCCCAAAACAAGAATACATATCCCGTGGGTATTTCACCCTCAAAGAAACCGTGATCGATACAAGCAATGGAAGCAGGATTTCTTTCACGACTCGTATAACCGGCAAAGGTCAGCAGTGGCTAATGAAGCGATTGCTTGATGCTGGTGTGCTGGTACCTGTCGCGGCAACGCGCTAACAGACGTAGTAAGAACCACCAGCATTGTAATGCTGGCTAAAGTCACTTTCCTGAGCTGTATAACGATGAGCGATTTTACTTTTTCTGGCTATGAATTGGCCTGCTTTGTAACACACTCCGGTCTATCCCGTAGCGCCGGGCATATCCTGTCGCAATGTGCAAATCTCGCGGCAACAACCAGTGAATACTTCATTCACAAGCCTCACCGCATGATCGCGGCAGAAACTGGTTATAGCCAATCAACCGTCGTTCGCGCATTCCGTGAAGCTGTAAACAAAGGAATCCTGTCGGTAGAGATTGTTATCGGCGATCACCGTGAACGCCGCGCTAACCTGTACCGGTTTACACCATCCTTTTTGGCCTTCGCACAACAAGCCAAAAATGCGCTAATTGAAAGCAAATTAAAGATCTCTTCAGCCGCAACCAAGGTTAAAGCCGTTCTCGCTAAGACATTGGCTTTATTTGATTTTTTATCCACACCCCCATGTCAAAATGATACCCACTCCCCCTGTCAGGATGACGTGGCAATAAAGAATAAGAAGTCACAAATTAAAAAAACAAAAAGATCAGTTTCCGGCGATGCCGGAACGACCAGACTCAAAAAATTGACTTCATGGATCGCTGAGGCAAAAGCAAAGGCTGACAATCTGCGGTTATCCAAAAAACGCTCTCAAAAACATGAGTTCAAGCAGAAAGTAGAGGCGGCAGCGCGGAAATATGCTTACCTGAAGAACAAGCGTTCTCCTGATATGGGCGGGATATCAAACTTCGATAATCTGCCGCATTGCATGACGGTAAACGAAGCTCTGGATATGGTCCTATCTACAAGAAAAGAAAAGGAATTTTATATTCCAACTGGTTTTCGCGGATGATCGCGAATGATAGAATCTTTACGTGTATTTAACGCTCAATACACACTATTTTGTCACCAGTATTATTTTTAACGTTTTTATAGGTAACTTTTTCCATGAAAAAAGTAGTTTTAACGGCCCTTCTGGCATGTGCCTTGGGGGTTGCTGGGACTGCCTCCGCATATCAGCACACACTCTCCTTAGACTTTGCCCAAGGAAGCGCAACGGTTAAAGGCGGAGATATAAAAGATCCAAAAGGCGTGAATATTAAATATCGCTACGAAATGGATTCTACGTGGGGTGGATTAGCTTCGGTCACTTACGAAAAGTCAAACACAAACCTATGGAATGCCGCCAAAGCCAAGGTTGAGTATGCCTCATTTACTTTTGGTCCATCATACAGATTCAATGAATTGCTGAGTGCATACGGTTTGGTGGGTTTAAGCCATGCGGATGCAACAGCAAAACTGAATGGACAGTCATATGCTGGCTTTGGAACCGATTTTGCTTATGGACTTGGGCTTCAATTTAACCCAGCTCCGCAGTTTGCTGTTGATCTCTCGTATGAACGTTCTAAACCAGGTGATCTAAGCAATAGCATTTGGATGCTTGGTGTCGGTTACCGATTTTAACTATTTAGTCCCTCTGCCCGGCGCAGAGGGATTTATACATTGCTCTGGCGATATTCGTTATGCTCATTGAGACTAACGCGATGACTATCCTGGCATCTATTCCCATCTATATACTAATTGGTGGACTGATATACGCATTAAGTCGATATATTTTGCGAGCCAATGCAGAAATGGCCTGGTGGGTTCGTTTTTGGATAATGATTTTTTTTGGCATCTTCTGGCCATTAGGGATCATGTTTGCTGCAACATGTCTTCTGATGTGGATATTCACCCTTCCAGGTGATTTCTATAGAAAAAAAACCAGACATTGATACACCCGCTGCGGTGTGCTTGAGGCTATCAGCTTCAGGTATTACCCGAAAAGCAGATAGAAGAAAGCCCCAGTAAACATTATGCGTCCCGCACAACGCTTAACATTAACCGGGGCCATACCTATGCTTAGCGTACTTAGATTAATCCTCTCCTCTGTCAAGGAGCAAGGAATTTTTTACTGCACTGCTATGCCGCCTTTCCAGTTATAGATTCAGCAACCAGAACAACCCCATGCTTACTTCGATCTGGGTGTTCACTCCATATCTCGGATTCAGGAATACTTACCCCGTCATAGCAAACACGTTCGCCGTCAAACGGGTAATACTGAGCGGCATCGGTGTCGAGGATAAACACTTTTAGCTCGGAAGAGCGACGGGCGATGTGTTGCCAAAGAGCTTTTCCACCTTCGTATTGCTCATTATCACTGAGCAAAACAACACCAGCTTTTGAGGCTACGGTTTCGTAAACAAAAGTAGCTAAACCGACATCCCGGACAGTTCCATCAACCACGATACCTTCAATCTGGGCAACATCGCTATCCTCCCAGAACTTCCTTACCAGTACGCCTTCAAGTTGCGGGCGACGTTGAAGTTCAAGAGTAGCGACAACCTTATGCCGCATATCACCATCGATAACAGAAGGCGCAGCCTCTATTACAGCCGCAAATGGGGTTTTGGAATCCCATATAACCTGGTAAAGCACCCCCTGGATGATTACACCGTCCAGGATCGAAAATCGACGAGCGACAGTGCCCGGGGAGTACGACATTGGAATCACAGCCATTTTAGAGTCCCCCTTTAACAGTACAGGCACAAACATCTACCTCAATAATTGTAGTTTATTAGAACATTAATAATCTAACATAAAACTCCAGACAATGTTATCGATGCATTTTTATATAAAATAGTTATAAAAAAAGCTCCCGAAGGAGCTTTAAAATACAAGGGATGACTCTTAATCCCAATCAATCCAGTTGTAGACGATACGAAGTGACGGGCGCACAGCGGCAGTCACATCTTCGGTACTAAAGTCGATTGCATCACTGTAGATTTTGCAGTCCAACATTTCAATTGTTGTAGCAGCTTTTGTCACAGCTTTAACCCCTGAGGATTTGGATTCAGGAGTTGCAGCCATCGTGATATCAACATAGTCCTTCGCCGCAATGCGATCTTTAATGAATTGAAGAATATCACCTTCGATAGTCTCCACGCACTGGACCTGGATTTCCCCGGAGTTACGGATTGGTCCGTGCTGGTTGAACTTCACACCATTCGGACCATAGTCTTCCACATCCTCTCGGGTCATTTCAGGGATTTGCGATGTGCGAACCAGTACGCTGATATCTTCATGGCCTGCAAAAGTGAGCTGGAATTCAGACGATACCAGTCGTTCGCCTTTGGCCGCGTTGGCAGTATAGCGGCCCTTAATAAATTTACGGTTTCCCTTAGTGTTATTGTGTCCCATATAAAATCCTTTTACTGGAACGCCCGAATGATATCGGAGCTGTTATATATCGAAGAACCTGTCAACTGGAGGTTGACTGTATTTTTCAGGAAATGCCCGTTGCTGTCCCTGGGCGCATCGAGATCGAAACTTAGGTCCTGGATAGCAACATCAATGATGTTGATCCGGCGACCAATATTTAACGTCACACGCTCCGGGATACGACCACCAATACTGGCATCTTTAAGTTCCGGGCTAATCATCGCTGACAACGCGGCGATAGCTCCTGAAACCTCCGTAAACGGGTCAAATAAAGCAATGAAAGTTACTGGCAGCGTGAACGTCGGCGGAGTACCCCCTTCCCAAACCATTAAGCTGTTCCAACGGGCAACCGACGTTGTTTCAGTACCAACCTGCGCAAAACCACTGAAGGCACCAGCAACAGAACCCATGGACATACCAGTAAAAGGAGCCTCCCAATTCTGGGCCATGTTCATTGCCGCCCCCTGGCTGATATATCCAGTAACCTGATACTTAGAGTTAGTCAGAGTAACTTTCAGGCATGGTGATACACCATCAGCCTGGCCGTGAACTCCAAAAGGTATAGGTGCCATTCAAGATAAAGGCCGGAGCTCTCCGGCCTCCTCCTTTAGCCGAGGCGCTTACGGCGCAGTTTCATTGACTTTTTGCGGGCCAGTTTTGCCGCACCGGTCTGGGCTTTACGACGCGCTTTTTTCAGCGCCGATTTTTGAGCCGCTGTCAGACGTTTTTTACGCAGGCGTTTACGGATAAGTTTGATCTCACCGTTACGAACAACTTTCTTAAATGCTTCGGTTAGCATTTCATCAGAAGTGCCAGCAACAACAAACGCAGCTTCCAGTTCGTCGCGGTCATCGCTATCCAAACCAGCAATAGCGGAACCGACATCAGCAGCTGCGTCGTCGTCTTCATCGTCAGCCAATGCTTCGATCAGGTCATCATCTACACCACATGCTGCGAGGAAGTCAGCAACATTTGCCCATGCTTCGTTATAGGCATCATCCTGTTCTTCTGTAACTTCGGAGTCGTCATCATCAGAGATGCCAGCGATAGCCTGAACAAAACCATCGAGAGAGTCGAAAGTCAGATCACCGCTATCAGCCCAGGCGAAAACGGCATCAGCCGCATTACTCAACGCATTCTGCATAGCACTTCGATTTGCCGCTTCCAGAATCATCTGGTGCGCCTGTTCGACAGTCCATTCTTTACCGTCTTTCCCCTCCAGGATTTGATCAGGGGCCGGGTCAGATTGAACATTCTCGTTAATCTGTGCCGCCGGTTCCGGATTATTATTAATCTCCGGTTCTACTGGCGGTTGGGCACTTGCACGGGCAGATTCCATCAGCTGTACCGGATCAGCGTTTAAAGCGAAACGGGACAGGCCATTCCCCAAAAATGCCCCGGATTGAAAAAAGTTTTTGCTCATTGTATTCCCTTACTTAATAAGCAGCGGTATGCCCTGGATACGACGGGCGACACCTGTCGGGCAGCAGGCCCAGACCACTTCCCATTTATCGAATTCCGCCTGCGTAACTTTCAGCACATACGGTTCTGTACCGTCAGCATCCGGATCACGAGGAGCCACCAGAGCACCGGCTGCGACAAAGCGATCTAAAAGCTTGGTCATACCTTTAGTCAGGCCAGACTCAGTAATTCCGTCCGGATTGTGTTTCATCTGTCGGGCTAACTGGACAAAGAAACGGCTGATTGCATTCATCAGAGATGGGACGTGCTGGAAGTGCAGATAGTTATCCTGCGTGCAGCAAGTTAAAGCATCGTCGATAATCATCTGGCCAGAGGTGCCGACAGATACTTTATTGAGGCGGCCCTTAACCATTGCTTCTTCGTCCGGGGTATCTTCCGGATACAGCGGTTGAATTGATGCACGAGCGATGATGGCGCGTTCTTCTCCAGCAGGAGAATAATGCCAACCACCGACATCGGAGTTTTTCTTAACGCCACGAGCTTTCGCCGCATATGCCACGCCAGACAGACCGAAGACCACACGGGATTGGGTCCATTTGTCTTTGCAGGAGAACGGATAGTGATAGAAAGAACAGCTTACATAATCGGTACCAAGTAAACCGGTATCTTCAACAGCAGACAGCGCTTCCGTGTATGTCAATGTCGGTTTAACATCAAAGAAGCCATCAATCAGGCGATCAGAGCAGATATTACCTAACGCGGTAATCGCCGCATTGTCATAGCAACCCAAACCGAGAACAGCGGTGTACATGTACGGCGCATTGTTCAGCACTTTAACCGCGCGAAGGTAGGCTTCGGTGGAGATTTTCGACTGATCGCCGTTGGTACCGCCAGTGAATGCCAGCGATTTTTTATTGGCTACTTTCGCTGTCGAAATCAGCTCTTCATTAACAACCGCACGCAGATATTTAGAACGGGCTTCCAGAGCCGTAGGCAGGTAACACAAGCGGCCCATATCATCTTTCGCTTCTTCCGCCAAAGATAAAATATGTGTCTCCAGAGTCGTAACCACACCAAGCGAAGTCGTCTGGGTCAGTTTCAGAAGGAAGCGTTCATTACCTGCGCTGTCCGCAGTTGCCGTTTCGATAGTTAACTCACGCGTAGGTGAAACGCATGGGTCGCCATCATCAACGTAGATTGCAAAGGCTTCGCCGCTATCAAGTTCAATTTCAGAACCGTATGGCAACGCGCTATTAGCCGGTTCGCCTGATTCATCGAACATAATAATCGGGAACTTTGCATCATCCGGAACAGCACGGACAACATAACCAGACGTTTGCTGAATAGCTTCGTACACATGACGAATTGGTTCGAACTGTGAGCCTGAAGATGGCTTCAGCGGTTCGCCGAGAACATCCTCGTAATTGGACTCATTAACAGGAAGAACAGTAAACGGCTTGCCACGCGCAAATACACCAATACCAGCCCATAAGCTGCTATTCAATGTAGCACCGGTAGATAACGTCGCATCGGCATTGATCGGGCTAACCGCGACACCGGATGCATTACCTAATGACTGTTGAATTGAATATTGAGACATAACTTTCCCTGTTATGCGCCCCGCGCAGGGGCGCTATGTTAAACGGAGAGCTTCCTCTGATTACTCAGAGTCACCAGCATCAATCGTGTTACCGGTCAGGAAGTTAATTCCGCCATTTTTGGCCATAGTCAGAGTTACACGGGTGAAGTAGTCAGCACCGTTGCGTGGATGCATATCGTTGATAGCCGAACCCCACAGAGTGGTTCGGTTGACCAGTGCCGGGGTGGTTGGATGCTGGAATGGGATAGCTGGAACTGCATCACCAGTCACAAAGCCCGCTTTGCCCGGATTTTCATCACGGACGTAGCACAGCACATCCATCGGGCTGAACTGAATACCTTCGGCGGTCAGGTTCGTGCAAATACCTTCTGGTACTTCGAACACTTTGACGTTACCGAACAGAGTGCCAATGTAGTGAACGTATGGTGTCTGGATATAATCTTCTGCTGGCTGGAAGAAATCCTTCGGCAACTGTTTGAAGAAAGATGCCGCATCAGCACCGGCATACATACCCATCGCACCAGAAGATCGAACGCGCTCAATAATGCCGCGATATACCGTCTGGAATTTGCCGCGAATGATGGTTGCCCACACATCAAAGGACTGGTTAACCGGCAGCGCAATGTCAAAGGAGTCGGTAGCCAGAGTTCGCCAGATCATGATACGAAGACGAAGCATATCCTGTTCATGGGACAGATATTCCTTCAGGGTGCGGAACTGTAGGGAACCGAGGTCAAGACCAAATTCACGCTGTGCTTCATACGCCGCCTGTACCGTGTGCTCAGCCGCGATGACGAACTGGCTTGGGAACAGGGTGTAACTCTTCATTTCGTGGTTGATAAGTGGGATCAGTTCAGGAGCGGCTTCAATATTGATCTCCGCCTCAATGGCGATCTCTGTACCTTTATCAGGCGCTTTGGAGAACGACAGGGCAATCTGTCCAATGTTGTAATTCAGAGAGCAGGTAACAGTGATTTGTTCGCCAGCTTTGTTATTGAATGTGTGAAGCAGAGTACCGGAGCCGTTATCAACAACAGACTTAATACGGTTTACGTAGATATTTGTACGGCCTTTGCGGATCGGGACATTCTGGCCTTCAAAGTCTTCCATCTTGAAGGTTGCGGTTTTGCTGGTGCCATCGGAACTTGCCACCAGCACATAGCGGCGGCGCAGTTGGCTGTACACACCAACAGATTGCATATCCAGAACATCACCCGAAGCATAAGAACCAAAAGAGGAACCCGCTACGTTAAAGATTTCATAGATTTCGGACTTGTCACGCGTAACCGGAATGAAGGTACACGCATCAGCGGTAGCTGCCCCCAACTGAACAGGCAGGATCATCGCGAGGAATAAAGGCAGACGCATAACACCGTCAGAAACGCTCATCATCTCTGCTGCGACGGATTCCAGCATCGCTTTATTAGTGGCATCCATGCGATTTCGGGTGGACTCAATCAGGCAGTTTTCCAGCGTCTGGTGGCAGGAGGCCAGAATTTCCGGACGCGGCATAGATTTATGTGCTGCGGCATAGTCAGCCAGTGCACTTGCCCACGCTGTAGCGATTTGAGCAGTGGCATTATCAGAGATACCTGCAAAAATCGGGTCTTTGCGTGCAGCTTCAAGGATAGATGCGGCACGCGCGGCATCATCTTTGATGAATTGGTTATCAGTACCGAACTGTGCTGTACTTGCCCAGCCAAGAACGGCTTTAGAGCGTTTTGCGATATCTGCAATACGATTCTGGTATTCGCGTAAGTTACTCAAGTTACTCTTCCTTAAACACAAGGCACTTGTGTGAATCCCTTTTCGGAAGAGATTTTATTAAAAGTCACTTGTTGACTTTCTCGCGAAAAGTAATTTTTTATTTTTTGTAGGGATAGGGGAGGAGGGTAAAATCCAAGGTGAAATCGTGGCGATTTCACCTTGAAATTTTAGATGAATTTACTTTAAAAACAGATGGTTACAAATGAAATTTCAATGGCGAAAGTTTAAGGCTTCGGCTTTTTATCGAGGCTCTTTCTAAGGATATGCCCAATCATCCTGTCAAGTTCTTCCTGTAACTCTTTGGAGAGACGATTAAACTCATAGGAAAAGGTACGGCCTTTCACACGCTTCCTTGCGAAACGATCTTTATCCTCAAATTTCCATAATTCAGTAACTACAGACTTATCTTTAGAGCCTTTATCCGTGAGTAACGAGGCTTCCTTTGTTATCAGGCGAAGGATTTTATTTTTCACTTCATCTTCGGCCATTTCTTCAATGGATAAGATGTCGTTTATTTCCTGGGATATGTTTTGAATAAGCTGATCAAACTCTAAATCCTTATTCCCCATTTCATCGCCAACAGCGCAAAGCGTTTTGTAGTCCGAAAAGGTTAATTCCGACTGCACAGGGAAAAGAGCGACTAATTCTTCCGGAGCGCTCGCAGCCTGAAGAGCACGCGTGACCTTCGCCTGAGATAGCCCTTCTTTAGCGGCAATATCCTTCTGACTCATTCCATCATTTTTCATTCGCATCAAACGCAGACCTATTTCTCGAATGCTGTGCTGCAATGCTGTCTGAACGTCTTTCGCTAAATTTTGCGCTTCCTGAACGCTGATCTCCTGGTCCGTGACTAAAACCCGCAACCCTACGTTCTCTAAGATGGCAGAAGCTCGACGCCGGGAACCATCCAAAATTTCAATTTTCCCTGTAGTCCGTCTAACACCTATTGCAGGGTAAAATTGCTGATGTTTAATGGTGCTTCTGATGCTTTTTAATGATTTTGGTGTAAGAGCTGCCTGATCACGTCCGTTGTTATGCTGATCAACAAAGGTATCATCTTCTACCCGGTTCGGAGGGATTACCTCCTCAATGAATGTGGCCTGGCGACCTGTTGATAACTTGAATACCTGCTCAACCCGATCACCAGAGGCAGAGGAACTATCAAATGCGCTTAATACTGAAGGATTAAGGGTTCGCCCAATTGTTGGTCTGTTTTTCTTTGACATGGCGTTTTCTTACTCCTTAGTTAGATCTGATAAATTCAATACGGTCAAAAACTGCTTTTGCAAAATCTTCAGCGGCGATACGCGCGTTCTTCAGTGCGTCAGCACTACCAACATACGTTGCCGGATTAGCAGAAATAACAGTGTCAAAGGACTCGCCGCAGCGTTCGAAACCATCAAGGCGAGGGAGGACGACATCGAGCATATCCCCACCGAAAACTTCTTTCGCCAGGCTATGGCAATACTTATGGTCTGCCTTGTTACTCAACTTGGACATAAAACCAATGTTAGTCGCAAGCTGGCACTCGCAGCCTTCATCCGAAATGAGTTTCACCAACTCAGGAAGGCGGGCAACGTATTTAAGCGATGAGTGGAAATCGACCGTTGCTGGTGGCAGAGGTGTAAACAGTATATTGGCCGAGGCCAAAGCATTTTTCAGGAAGGCGTCAAGGTGAGGACCACTATCAACGAGGATAAAATCATAATCGCTCTTCAGCTTATCAATCACATTTTCTTTCAGGACAGCATGGATGTTCTGACCCGGTAGATGCTCATTGCACAGCTCTCTCCAATCGGATGCAATAAAGGCATCGTCAATCGACGCAGGCATAACGTCAACCCCAGGTACAACAGAAGGAACAATAAACTCCTCTAACAGCTCTTCACGGCTTACATTCTGCAACATAGCCTGTGCAGATGTTGCGTTTACGATACCAATAGAGTGTTTATGGCTTAAAAACATCGTTGCTGAAGATTGCGGATCAAGGTCAATAACCAGAATCCTTAAATCTTCCATCAGAAGATGAGGGTGAGCACGCATTGCATGCGCCAGAGAAACCGTCGATACAGTTTTTGACACACCGCCTTTAAGATTGGAGATGAAAATCACATACGCTTCGCTGTAGCGATCCCGGTATTTTGGCACTCCGCGATGTTCATATATGTCAATGATGTTCTGAATTGACATCGCATATTTCATTGAAGAGCCAGCAGGGCGTTTATCGAAAACATAACCCTTTTCTTCCATTTCACTTACGGCATAGTCAACGTTCGCTCGAGTCAGTAGAGGCAATTTTGCCAGTGCCGCTTTCGCATAGACTTGGTAAAACTCGTTCGCGTGTAGCTCATCCTTTTGCAACTGTACTTGTTCAGTCAGAACATTGAGCATTCTGTTTGCTCTTTGAGCAACCTTGTGAAGCTGGCTGGAATCACTCATCGAAAGTCATCCTTTATGCTGTATTTTTGAATTTAATTAAAAATGCTACATAAAATAATAATGTATGCGCAGATGCTTGTACATAGCATTCTCTGCATGTTTGGTTCATTTTGCACGATTGAGCGTTGCAAGGAGGGCACAAAAAAGCCCCGTTCAGGGGCATCAGTGTTATTTGCTAAGAGCAGCGAATAATCGTTCGAAATCGATAGTATCTATAGCACGCGTAAGCGCCGGAAGTTCAGCCTCAAAGTACCCGTGTCGATCGTAAAAGAAGGGACCGAAGAGCGAGGCATGTTGGATTCTACTTCGCCCCAGCCCGGACACACAGTTAAGCCCATTACCGGTTAAAAGGCTAAAAAACTTCTCTGGATTATCGTGGTAAAGCTGGGAATCAATGGTGGCGGTTAACTCTTCCATAGGGAAGCACACCCGCCCTGTCTCCCAGGGATATTTAGTCCGAAGCATAAACATTGCTTTCAGCAATTCACATTGAGCGCGGATCGCGTCCGGGTCATAGCCAGATATGGAGACATAAGCCACGTCCCTCATTCCTGCGTCATCTTTGAAAGTCACGATAGAAGTAACATCCAGTTCTTTTTCGAAAGAGCGAGCAGCATCTACTGGACGCTGAAGTAAATCATTCGACTTAATGCGCTCGAGAATCCCTCCCCACATATCATTTAGATATTCGATATGAGCCAAAACCTTATCAAGACACTCTCGTGTAAACCATTCAGTATGCCCGCCACCGGCGCTTTTCTCCCACGGCGCATTCCAGGGGAAAAAGGTTGCGTGTAAAGCCCGCTCAAGATTAACCATTGCCAAACGCGTACCACGATAGACCCGTGAAAGCGCAAAATCGGGACTCACTTGTAGCCCTTTAAACCGTGCCAATGGACCACATGAAATGCCGATTTTAAAAGTATCTCCGTTCTCCGGCACCAGAACGTAGAGGTAGTGTTGTTTCTCTTCTTGCATATCAATACCACTGCTTGATGAGAACCGCGCAAATGTTGACTATGCGCGAAGGTTAATGTGAATAGTTGACTATGCGCGATATGACCACAGTCAAAAGTTGACTGTAGTCGATTTAACTCCACCAAAGATCGACTATGTAAGATATTGTCGGGAGAAACGTTGACTATACGCGATGAAATGACCCTAAAATCCATCTCAATAGCGACTTACAGAATATTGACGCCAGCAAAAATCCACCAGCGTCAACGAATGTCGCCTATAGTCAACTTCTCGCTATCGCATATAGTCAATATTATGGATTGCGCTTATGGATCTGGAAGCCGATTTTCCTGCCGTTTTTTATCTCTGAAAATTTAAGATATTCAATAGCTTCCAAATCTTTCATGGCTTTTCTGATAACGCTATTTTGCACGCTAACGGATGATTTGAGGTTAAGCCTTGCTCTAAGGCGCTCAATGCTGACAGGTGCTGGGTTGGCGGGTAGAGCCTCAAAGAATGTATACAGTACCTTGGCCGTCTCTTTGCGCCCGAGCTTATCCAGCATCTTCAGCTTCAGGATTCGCTTATAGTCAACATAGTAAAGTTCAGATAGCTGTTTCTGCGGCTGGATCTCGATAACATCAAGCTCGGTATTCAGGCTGCTATATGCCAACAAGTTGACGTTAATGTTATTGAGATGACCTTTTGCCGCCGGGAAGCGGAATTTGACAACTGTCTGCTGAATGCGTGTCAGAGAGTCATCAATACTTTTACGGAACGCCTTTGAAAGGCGCTTACGTGGATAGCCGCATCGATCGGCAAACTCGGAGAATGGCAGGGTAATTATACCGTCATCATCAGGTGCATAGTCAAACAACGCGGAGGTTATGCCAACCCACACCTTAAAATCAGTATCCATATCCAGGCGTGGACCATGAATTTCAATTCCCTCATAGCCTTCCTGCTCAACAATTTTGAGGCTTGATAGTTCTTCGGTTGCGTTCGTTGTGTTTGTAGTAACTGACGATCCGCGACGTAGTGCCACATTGGTAGATTTTAAGGTTGGCACAAACACACCTAAGCGCAACAAAGCGATGGGTTGTATAGTGCTGTTGTTATTGGGTTTCAGGCTGTGGATTTCTCCTGTATTTCCTGCAACTTCTTCAACGCTAAGGAAGCCTTTACTTTCTTCCGGCATCGTGGTTTCTCCATGTGTGGCGCGGCCTGACGTCAATTTGGATGGCTGTTATCAACAGCTGTGAATATTCAGGCTTTAAAATCGCGTACAGTCAATGTTTATATCGCGTATAGTCAACATAAAATCGCGTGTAGTCAACAATAAATCGTGTACAGTCAACATAAAATCGCATATAGTCAATGTTGATCACGTTTCAGGCCAGACATGGCGCGGCCTGCAGCGATCCGGGATCTTATTTGGATCTTCTAGGGGTCTCTTTTGGATCTGTTTATTGGATCTATGCTGTGGATAAGTTGAATAAACCGGCCAACAAAGCCGGTTGGAAGGAAGCCGTATTATTCTACGCTTTCGATAAGAAGACCATGTTCATAACATTTAAGCTCATCGCCCTCATACAAGAATTGGTATCCAATACCACAAGATTCTGGAACATCAGGGAATAACTCACTGCTCACCGAAGAGCAAATCACACCTATGCAACGCTCGACATTTTCTCGTTCTTCAGTGCTAAAGAAATCCTCTTCAGTAAGCACTTGAGTGCATTCCGCATCAGTATAAGTTGGGAATACATGCTCAATACAATCCGGGTGCTTTAAACCCAGCTGATCAGCAAGTTCGAAGGCATGACGGAACTGTTCAGACCCTGGCTTACCAACAGTGATTCGTTCAATTTTGTAGATCGAAGTCGCTTTGTTGATAGTTTGCTTTACTGTTACTTTATCAGACATAAAAATCCCTTTTAGTTACCGCTGATAGCGCGGTTGTAATCATTGACGTTGCGATTCTTCCTGTTAATCCCCATCAGCATCGTTTCTGTATCGAGGATATAGGCTGGCAGATCATCAAAATATTCACTGCTAAACTCAGGCATCCTGCACATAAATGCACTTTTTGGGGCAGGGTAGTTAACCTTTGTCGGCGTCGGAGTTAAATTCGCTGATCGACTCCCGGAGCAACCGCTGAGTGTCAGCAGGAATGCGCTGGCGAACATTACCCACCGCAACCAGTTGTTTCTGAACTTCTGCTTTTCGTTCCATTTGCCTGTCAGCATACTTGGCTTGTTCTAATTCATTTTTCACTTCCTGGCTGTGAAAATGTTGATCTGCTTTGTTCATAGTCTCAATGGTCTGATTAAGCTCGCTGATTGACTTATCTCGTTCCTTAACAGCTTGATCAAGACTGCCAATTTTCTCTAAGGCTTGCTTTAACTGATAATGCTCCCATGCAAACCCTGCACCAGCGAGTGCGCAAATCAGAACAAGAACACCAGTAGCAGCAAGTTTCTCCTTCAAAGACAAAGCTGTTTTTAACGTAGAAAAGAATGACATGCCTTCCTCCTGAAGAAAATTATCTGTGAAGTCCTTTGTTACTGTGCAGCCTTATTTAATTCATCAAGAACAGAATCAGGAACTAAAGCTGCGACTGCGCTGGCTGTGCTGGCCTTATTTGCTGATGCTTCCGCAAGCGCGGTACCAATAGCACGGTTATAAGCAGTTATGGCTATGCTTGCGCTTTCCTTCGCCCGTTCATACTGCTGTTGCAACGCAGTTGTGGGCGCTGTTGTTTGGTTGAAAACTACCCCAAACTGTTCAGTTGCTACTTTCAGAGCTTCAATTTGCTTTTCTGTTAGTGCTGGTGGGGGAGTGGCAATCCCACCGCCTGAATTAGAGCCTGACGAGCTTCCTGAGCCAGTGTTAAGGGTCTTGTTAATCTCCCCCATAGCAGCAACTAAACTTGATGTATTAAGCGCGTTTACAGCGTCCTCAAGCGATTTAGTAATAGTCACATCACCAATGGCAATAGAGATCGGCAGTTCTGAAACTTCTCGCTCATTAGCACGGCAGTAAACATCCCAACCAATATCGAGTTGAAGCAGCATTGACAGATCTGCATAACCAGCCAACAGGTCCGCGTGCTTAGTTGCCAGTTCTCCAATGTTCGTTAAGCCGGTTGTGGTTGTTCTGATCGTTGAAACATAGCTGGTAATAGTGTCGGGATAGACAATTGTATCCAGAATTAATCCGGTCAATTCTTCTGCAAGCAGTTTTGCTGTGTTAGCACTGTTTCGTGCCGATGTTATGGCACCAGGTGTTTTCATCCCACCGGCGGCGGCCAATTTTTTATATGCGGATAACTGGTAGTCTTTTTCCAGCATGATGTCTCCTAACTTACCTGAACCAGGCCGTCTCCTGACGCTACGGTAGAGCCGCATGAAACAGGGTCACCAACGCATACGATCCCTTTACCATTGACGGTAAACCATGCCCGGGTTGATATAGCTTGCCCACCGTGCGTACTGTTTCCATCGGTATGCTGTGCATATTGCTTACCATCAACTAACACTTCGACTCCGTTGACTTTAAGTAGTGGTTCACTCTCTACAGGAGGCCTGGATGGGAATCCTCCGTGCCCCGAACAAATGCTGTCTTTTGTTGCAATACTTGCCACGTCATCACCAATTATTTGCTCTGATTTTCGTTATTTTAACTTAGGTTGTTTGTGGGCTACATGGCGTTTATCTATTGTAAAATTGCTCTAATAAATATTGTTTTTTATGTCGTGTTTTCGGTACCATTCAGCCATCGTCCTTCAATGGGCATTTGTTTGGAGTCGTCAGATGCAGATGGAGCTAATAAGCCGCAAGGAGTTCGATAGCCGTGTAACCAGCGGTGAACTCGACAACTTGCAGGCTATCAAGGTGAAAGAAGGCTTTTGCCTCATTGGGAATCAGAGCGGAACAAATCGCGTTTTTATGCTTCGCCGTACGGATTTGAAGCCATTTGTCTGGAAGAACGAAATTGGTCCCAGCTCATACGCTCAAACGAGGGGGTGCCACAACCTGGCCTTTTTCTACAAAGACGAGCTTTCTGTGGTTGATATTCAAGGGTTACAACATGTTTAAGCACTGGAAAAACATTACTATTTATAAACTTTCTCGTGAGGCGGATCTGACCGACTTAGAAGATAAAAAGAAAATGATCCTTTTCACGCCATGCGGTAGTCAGGATATGGCCAAGTTCGGTTTTGTATCGCCATTTGGTGATAATTCCGAAGTTATCGCTATGCATGGAAATGGTTTTATCCTTGTTGAAGCAAAGCGCGAAACAAAAATTCTTCCCCCGCCGGTTATCCAGCGAGCTATTCAAGAAAAAATTGAAAAACTTGAGCAAGAACAAGCGCGTAAACTGAAGAAAACAGAGAAGGACTCCCTGAAAGACGAAGTTCTGCATTCTCTTCTGCCACGGGCTTTTTCAAAGTTTTCTGTTATCCAGGCGATCTACGACGGTTCAACTAAACGTATCTATATCAATGCCAGCGCGCGGCAGGCAGAGGATATGCTCGCACTTATGCGTAAGTCTCTGGGTTCTCTTCCTGTTGTTCCCCTAAGTGTTGAAAATCCCATTGAATTAACGCTGACCGACTGGGTACGTGATGGTAGTGCTCCACAGGGATTTCAAATGGGGGATGCGGCAGAACTTAAGGCAGTGCTTGAGGATGGCGGTATTGCCCGAGTGAAAAAGCAGGATTTGGGAAGCGATGAAATTTCCACACACCTGGAAGCTGGCAAGCTCGTCACTAAGTTGGCACTCGACTGGCAGAACCGCATTAAATTTACACTGGACCATAACTTCAGCCTTACCAGCGTCAAATTTGCGGATGAATTGCTTGAGCAGAACTCTGATATCGATAGTGAAGATGTTGCGCAGCGACTGGACGCAGATTTCTTCCTGTTGACCAGTGAAATTTCGTGCCTGGTTGATGCTCTGGTAAATGCCCTTGGTGGAGAGGCTAAGCTGTGAAAGAGCTGTGCTATGGATCTGTTTGCAGTGGAATAGAAGCTGCGAGTATTGCCTGGGAACCGTTGGGTATGCGTCCGGCTTGGTTTGCTGAAATCGAGCCTTTTCCATCTGCCGTTCTTGCGCACCGCTGGCCCCATGTCGCCAACCTTGGCGACATGACTAAACTTGCCAAAAAAGTCCTGGCTGGGGAAATCGAATCCCCTGACGTGCTCGTCGGGGGAACACCATGTTTTACCGCGGGGCATATGGTTCTTTGTAAAAATGGTTATAAACCAATAGAAGATGTTTGCCCTGGCGATTACGTAGTCAGTCATCTCGGGCGGTTACAACAAGTAAAAAGAGTTGGTTCAAAAATAGCTAATACGGGGTTACTTAATGCCGTTGGGCAGCCTTTAGGTATAAGAACAACCAATGACCATCCCTTCCTAGCTGTTCGGTGGAAAGCCCAAAACACCCGGAAAAATGGCACATATTTTAAGAGAGAGTTGTTGTCTGAACCGGAATGGCGAGCAGCATGTGATATGCCAGGATATCAATGGTGCGCTCTAACTAATTTCAATATTGCATCTCCAGATATTTGTTCTCGGTTCTTGTCTGAAGAACAGGCTATGTATCTTGCGGGCGCTTATGTTGGCGATGGATATATTAGGAGATGGAGAGGTAAATCTAAGAAGGCGGTTGTTTTTGGCATAAATTGCCAGAAATTGAGAAAGTTTCATTGTCGCATACCAGAAAACATATTTTCCGTGGCAAGAGAAATCCGAGGGAGCATCAAAGTAACCTTGAATGATACGTGTTATGCCAATTGGCTTAATGAACATTTTGGCGAGTTAAGCCATGCTAAGCGTATCCCTGCATGGGTGATGTCGCATCCATTGCGTCATGTGTTTTTACAAGGCTATCTTGATACTGATGGGACACCAAGTGGTAAAGCGGGATTTAGAATTAATAGTGTTAGTCCTGCGCTTGCTTGGGGCGTTGCGGGGGTGTCACAGACTTGTGGTTATGTTTCTTCGGTCAGCTTTATTGAAGTTGAGCCCAAAAAAGTGATCGAGGATCGCGTGGTAAATCAACGGAATTATTATCAGGTAACAATCTGCCCGCAGAAATTGTCACGTAAATCAAGATTGGCTCATGGAATGCTTTTACGAACAGTCAAAGAGTTTAAATCGGTAGGCCTAGATACTGTATACAACATAGAAGTCGAAGGTGATCATTCCTATATCCTCAATGGTGCGGTGGTCCATAACTGTCAGGCATTCAGTATCGCGGGATTACGTGGTGGGCTTGATGATGAGCGTGGCGCGCTAACTTTAAAGTATGTGGAGCTTGCAAATGCAATTGACGACAAACGGGCTGAGTCATTTCTCAAACCAGCCGTTATCGTCTGGGAAAATGTCCCAGGAGTCTTGTCATCGGCAGATAACGCCTTTGGATGTTTCCTTGCCGGATTGGCTGGAGAAGATGCGCCATTCGAACCAGGTGATCGACCTGAATCACGAAAAAGTAACGCGTTCTGGCGGTGGGATGTCAAAACCGGTTGCCATGCTCCAAAGTGGCCGCAGTGTGGTTGTATTTATGGACCGCAGCGAAAGGTGGCCTGGAGAATCCTTGATGCCCAATACTTCGGAGTGGCACAACGACGCCGACGCGTGTTTGTTGTCGCAAGTGCTCGAACAGACCTCGATCCCGCAACGGTACTTTTTGAGTTCGAAGGCGTGCGTCGGGATATTGCGCCGAGCAGAGGCGAGGGGAAGGAAACTACCAGATATACTTCAAACATCGCTATCAGATCTTGCGATGATACAAACATAATAGCCATGGCACATGGGCAAGGAGGGGCTGAGATAAAAACCGATAATTCGGCACCAACTTTGACATGTAACCATGAAGCACCAATTGTATTGCTCGGCGACGGTAGTATGCGCCGTCTAACCCCTGTCGAATGTGAAAGACTGCAAGGTTTTCCTGATGGGCATACGTTGATCCCGACGGAAAAGCGTAAAAAAGTTACTTCAGATGAACTGGCATACCTTCGCAATCACTATCCAGATTTAAGCGAAGAAGAGGCCGCGATGCTTGCAGCTGACGGACCGCGTTACAAAGCGATCGGCAATAGCATGGCGATACCAGTAATGCGATGGATTGGTGAGCGGATTATTAAGGCTGCATATCAGCAGGCAAAAAATCATGAAGCAACAGAACGGAGAGTTAAGCTAACGGCAGAATTTGACCGTCCCATATTTAAATGGGTCGGCGGAAAATTTGGTGTTCTTGAACAAATCTTTAGGCATTTACCTGACGGAAAGCGCCTGATCGAGCCTTTCGTTGGTGGCGGAGCTGTCTTCATAAATGCCGGATATCAAGAAAATCTGCTAAATGATGTGAATGCTGACCTGATTAACTTTTACAGGACTCTGCAACGTGAGGGACATTCACTTATCACTCTGGCGCATCGGTTTTTCCAGGACTACAACACACAGGAAGGATACCTGGCAGTACGGAATTCGTTTAACAAACAAGCCTATGATGATTTACATCGTGCAGCAGCGTTTTTGTTCCTGAACCGACATTGTTTTAACGGATTGACGCGTTACAACCAGGCCGGTGAGTTTAATGTTGGTTATGGGAAGTATAAAACTCCGTATTTCCCATTACAGGAGATGGAAGCCTTCCTCGGTGCTGAAGGGCGTTCTGAGTTTGTATGTGGTGATTTTTCAGCGGTGATTGAAGCTGCCGGAGAAGGAGATGTCATCTTTTGCGATCCTCCGTATGAACCGCTCCCCAATACAGAGGGGTTCACAAACTATTCCGGTCATGACTTTAAGTTTGAAGAGCAAAAACGCCTGGTATCTCTGCTAATGGATGCTCATCGCCGAGGTGCAAAGATCCTCATTACTAATAGTGGTGCGCCAAACATCAGGGAGCTTTACCAAGACAGTGGCTTCAGAGTGGAACCTCTTTTTGCCAGACGTTCTGTGTCTTGTAAGGGAAACACTCGTGGTGTAGCTCATGACGTTATTGCTGTATTGCTCTAATAAATTTATTAGTGTAATATGGGCTTGATAAATCGAGATTTATAGAGCGATTTAGCTGTTAGCCGCGACAGGCGCGGCGGCAAGTATGGCGGGGTAGTGACTCCTTCCCCCTCATGACGCCGAGTTGCCAGGTTGACCATACGCCTAAGTGGCAATACCGAAATGCGTAACGAGCTTACATCCTGTTTGCCCATCTTCGGGTGGGCGTTTTTTCAGGGTTTTCGTCATGGTTAGCGACTTTGCGGCGGTTTAGAAACTGACCATTAAAGTAAATGCAAACGATGATCTGATGATGGCTGCGGCCTAAGAAGCCAGACGCCACGGGGTATGAGTCGTCCCCCGTCAAAAAATCGACCGCAGAGTGTCCCCGTCTGTGTATTAGGGAACGGGGAGGCATAACAGGCAAGGGCGCTGGTTCGATTAACCAGATGAGCGAGAAGGGGGCCATCTTTTGGTCAGTGCCCTTTCCTGTTACGTCCTTTTTCATTCGGCGTAACAGCATATGTGTTTCACATTGGTCCATTAAAGTTTCAATCACGGGTATATCCCGTCATGCTGAAAGCGCTAATCACGCTGGAAGCCAGGGTTATGCATCCCCTGTTACCGAATTGCAGCCAGGGCGCGGTGCGCCGAAAAGCATACGGAGGTGGAAGCCCTCGCCGGAGACGTACCCGGCAAGTGATGGTGTAGCTCAGCGGTTAGAGCAGTTGGCTGTTAACTAACTGGTCGGTGGTTCGAATCCACCCACCATCGCCAATGCCGGTTTAGCTCAGTGGGAGAGCACGAGAGCCAAAGCATCGTTTCTACTTCGGTAGACAGCCTTGCTGGTCAAATGACAACGATTCGATGTTAGGCCAGAGGTCAGCGGTTCGAATCCGTTAACCGGCACCAGCACAACAGGTAAGAGTATTTGTAGAGTTCGACTCTCTACCGTGGGCTTTTTCCCGCGATGCGAGCCATAAATGCTCTTTCCGTTGTGGTGGATTCGCAGACTGATGCGATAGCTTTCTTGGATGTTAGGGAAATGCGGCCGCAAATCTTCCCTTTCGCGAGCGGTGATCGTCCGTAGTCCTAATTGGCTGCACCGTATGCCGGAGATTCAGTACCGGTCACCACAACGGCCGGAGAGTAGGGAGCATGGTGCTCAAACGGTCTTGAAAACCGTCCCATTGCGCAAGCGATGATGGTTCGATTCCATTACTCTCCACCAGCGCAACGTTAAGAGTATTTGGCTAATTAAGCGAATGCCGGAAGCAGAACCGGATCACCAAATGCGTACAGGCGTCATCGCCGCCCAGCCAGCCAAGTGCTCTTACCATTGCGGTGAATGCGGCTAAGCGCACGCGGGGAAATGGTTATATCAGTCCATTAATTTCTCCTTTTCCCCGTCCACGGTGGATAACCAGCCAAAGGACACCGGGAGGCACCCGGCACCGCAACCTTATTTCCCAACCAGTAATGAGGTTAATAAATGCTCGGCATTCTCAAAAAGAAATTCCGCAAAGCGGCTGGCGGAGTCAAGAAGATGGAAAACCGTGATGCGGTGGAAGCGACCGTCTGGGGCGCATATTCCATTGCATACTCTGACGGCACCTGCGATGCGAAAGAAATTGCAGTATTGGAAAAAACCATTGCAGCGCTTCCTGCCTTTGCGCCGTTCTCCGGTGAAATTGCCCAGATGAGCGCCAATATTCGCGCTCAATATGAAGCCTCGCCGCGCCGAGCTAATGCCCAGGCTTTACGTGAGCTGGCTGATGTGGCCGGGACTAATGATGCGGTAGATGTTCTGTGCCTATGTATTGATATTGCCGACCAGGATGGCATTGGGGCTGAAGAACAGGAGCAATTGAAGAAAATTGCCCAGGCTCTTCAATTGCCACTGGAACAGTATATCTGATGGTTATAAAAGCACGTTTAATTCTAGCTTTTGTCTTTCTCGTGCTATCTGTGCTGGTGGATTTCACCAGCACAATCCTGTCGATTTTATCCGACGGGGCGTTGGTAGCAGTAGCTGTAACATTGGTATGGCCGATATTTAATACAGCCTCGAAGGAACAGTGATGGGCTTCTGGGATTTTGCTGACAAGCATCCAATTGTTCTCGTTGTCATTGCTGGCATAGTTGTAGGCGGTATTGCTGGCGTCATAGAAGCACTCAGGAAACAGTAATCCGGCCCTTTAGCTCAGTGGTTAGAGCTGGCGACTCATAATCGCACGGTCACCGGTTCAAGTCCGGTAGGGGTCACCACATTTGGTTGTAACACGGCGTCTGGCACATGCGTCGTTAGCGGTCTGGTGACGTTAAAGGGGTTACCTTTTCCCCTAGCTCAGGCAACAAACCAGGTAGCCGGAATGTGCAAGCCCCGTTCATAGCGTCGGACTGCGGATTCACCATCCTGGCGATTCGGTGTGACAGCCGGGAAGAGTCCGGCGCATTAATCCTGATTTTCTGGTGATGACTCATATCGTTAGGAGTGATTTGAGTATGCCGATTATATCTGACATTCAACACACCAGGGTGGAGTGTTAATGTCTGCATCCCCTCTTGAATCCATGCCAAATTCCCTTAGTGCAGAACAAGCTGTGCTTGGTGGCTTAATGCTTGATAACTGCCGCTGGGATGAAGTTGCAGATCGTATAGTTGCTGATGATTTTTATACCAGTGCTCATCGTGAAATTTTCAGTGAGATGGAGAGGTTATTAAGTCATGGCAAACCGATTGATTTGATAACACTTGCTGAAGCACTTGAACAGAACGGTAAATTAGAACGCGCCGGTGGTTTTGCGTACCTTGCGGAGATGTCAAAGAACACGCCCAGCGCGGCAAATATTTGTGCTTATGCGGATATCGTTCGTGAACGTGCGGTTGTTCGTGAAATGATTTCCGTCGCAAATGAAATAGCCGAAGCTGGATATGCGCAGGATGGCCGGAGCAGCAATGAATTGCTGGATATGGCCGAGCGCCGCGTTTTTGAAATAGCTGAAAAACGACAAAAGAGCGGTAGTGGTCCAAAAGATATCGCCAGCATTCTCGATGCAACGGTATCTCGCATAGAAGAGTTGTTTCAGCGACCGCATGATGGTGTAACGGGGCTTGATACCGGATTTACCGATCTCAATAAGAAGACGGCAGGGCTTCAGCCATCCGATCTCATTATTGTCGCCGCCCGCCCATCTATGGGAAAGACTACGTTTGCGATGAATCTTGTCGAAAATGCCGCAGTCCGTAGCGATAAGCCTGTATTGGTTTTTAGCCTTGAGATGCCAAGCCACCAGCTGATGATGCGCTCACTGGCCTCTCTTGCACGTGTTGATCAGACTCGTATTAGAACGGGGCAACTTAACGACGAGGATTGGGCGCGTGTTTCTGGTGCAATGGGGATTCTGTTGGACAAGCAGAATATTTTTATTGATGACTCAAGCGCCCTGACACCTACAGAGCTTCGTTCCCGTGCTCGTCGTGTTTATAAAGAAAATGGCGGATTGAGCATGATCATGATCGACTACCTGCAACTTATGCGCGTCCCCGAGCTGCAAGACAACCGAACGCTGGAAATTGCCGAGATTTCTCGCTCACTTAAGGCGTTGGCGAAGGAATTACAGGTGCCGGTGGTGGCATTGTCACAACTTAATCGCTCGCTTGAACAGCGTGCGGACAAACGACCGGTAAATTCAGATTTGCGTGAATCTGGAGCAATTGAACAGGACGCAGACCTGATCATGTTTCTGTATCGCGACGAGGTTTATCACCCGGATAGCGAAATGAAGGGCATTGCCGAGGTGATTATTGGTAAGCAACGAAATGGCCCGATTGGCACGGTGAGATTGGCTTTTAACGGCCAGTATTCACGATTTGATAACTATGCTGGTGCTGACTGGCAAGAGGATTATTAATGCAATGGAATGAGGAAAAGCCGATGAACATCCTGATCATTGGGCGAAAATTTGAAGCCATCAGTGATGTGAAAACATATACGGAAATGTGGGCTTATAACCTGGCCTGCGCCTTTAGTGAGGCTGGGGTAACATTGCAATACCATCGTCCATATTCCCCCGGCGTCGAAAGCCCGGAGGATTATGTTGAAGCTGTGTTGACCGCTGCGACCTCGTGTTCTGCGAAAGCCATTTTAGCGCCAGGATTGCGGTATTTTACTACGGTGCCCAGGGAAATAGGCGTGCAACTGCGTCTTCGATTCACTGGATGGGTAGCCCAGGTATACGACGGTTCTATGCTGGATTCGGCACCAGTCGATATTACTTTTACTGTCCGCGATGATACTTGGCGGTACCTGGATAATCCCGGCAGGTTAGAGCGCCATAATCGTTTTAACAAACATGTTGGATGGGCAGCGAATCAGGAGCTGTTCCATCTGGAAACCAAAACAGACGATGTTCTGCGTATTTTTGTAGACCACGCTGCATTTGATGTTAGTGGTTTTGATCACTCCTTAAGTATCCTTATGAACCTTCAGCGTCTGACCGTTCCGTATGAGGCCAGAACGTTGACCGATGACGGATTGATTACCATTGATCCAGGGAATATATCGGTAACCCCATACAGACGGACGCCGGTACCAGCAACCGAATTTGCAGCTGAATTGCGTAAGAGTGACGTTTTTATCGTTACGCATCCCGAAAGCCTTGGATTAACTGTTCTTGAGGCGGCAATGTGTGGGGCGTTGATATTAACGCCGCCCGATTGTCTTCCGCCGGATCGCCTGGCTTTGGTGAACCATATGGTTATCAAGTCGCGGATTGATTGGGATGAGGTTATTGCTCGCATTGATCGCGTGAAAAATGCTGAAAAGGTCCAGTGTCACACCTGGTCGGCAATTGCGGAAAAGATGCTTGATACGTTTATCACGCAGAAACCGTCGCGCGGTAATGATTGATTCTATTCATATGATTGTGATTGTATTGATTTTTACGACACCGCTTATTGCTCTAATAAATTTGATTTATTAGAGCAAATAAACTACCATCGAACGCCAGACTATTGATCTTCCTGTTGTTCAGGCTTATAGTTCCGCCGTCGTAGCAAATTCTGCGACCGGGTTTAGCAGCCTGAATACGAATGCGGACAACCGCAGATTTCCGATATTGCGGTATTTTTATGTCCGTAAAACCGCGTTACGCCCAAATTATGGTGGGGCGTGGTGGGGAGGCTTCGGCCTGCTGGTTTCATTCGTGCCAGTCTGCTAACCCCGTCACGTCCTGCCACCCGTTTAGCAGCGGGTCGCAGGTTGTTAAACCTACGAATGAGGCCGTAACTATGGTTAATGCCAATCCTTGCGCACGCCAAGAATTCATCTGGCGTTTCTATTCTTGTCAAAAACGTCACTATCACTTCGTTATCGCACCAACAGAAGATGAGGCACGTTCTCAGCTTCCGGATGCTCCCTGTATTTTCTCTGCTCGCTTTTCTACCGATTTGCGCAATTCTCTCAGTTACTGGTGCCTCACTGTTAACGCTTCTGCTCAGGAGGGGCTATGAGAACGTCATTAGTCACCCGTGAAGAGATGATCGAGGCAATTGAACAGCACACAGCCTGTATCAGTACCAGGGATATACCGGGCGTGATTGCCAACTACTTCATGATCACCAAACAACTTTACCGGAGAAAGGACAAGAACGCGGTTCACCGCATTCTGCTGTCTGATATTCGTGAATACCTGCTCGAACAGGGGCATCTGAATTATGCAACCGTCGCAGCCGAAGCACGCAAGGAGGCACACAGAATGAAAGCAACTAACGTTAAATCAGAAAAAATTTATGCACCTTCAGTTCAGGAATCGGAACTGGTGGTTGTTCAGAATCAGCCGGATGAAATTCCCGTTCTGGAATGGCAGGGAGTACGTGTCGTGACAACCGAAACTCTTGCTAGAGGGTATGGGGTCGATGAAGCCAATATTCGCAACAATTTGTCTCGCAACCTTGACCGCTTTGAAGAAGGTAAGCATTACTTTCTTCTAACTGGTTTAAAATTAAGAGAATTTAAGAACAGAGTAACCGGAAGTTACTCTGTTGGTAAGAACGCCAGAAGCCTTACACTCTGGACAGAGCGCGGCGCTGCACGCATGTCTAAGATCGTGGACACAAATGAAGCATGGGCATTCTTTGAAAAACTGGAAGACAGCTACTTCCGACAAAAAGAACAGCAACCGATCGCAATCCCCCAGACGCTTCCAGAAGCTCTGCGTCTGGCTGCCGAGCTGGCTGAACAAAAGCAGCTACTGGAACAGAAGGCCCACCAGCTAAATCAACAACTGGTGGCCGCAGCACCCAAAGTCGATTTTGCCGATCGGGTATCAGTGGCGAAGGGGATCCTGATTGGGAATTTTGCAAAGGTTGTTGGACTTAAGCAAAATGCGCTGTTTGCCTGGTTACGGGAGAACGGCATCCTGATTGCGTCCGGCGGACGTAAAAATGTACCGTTTCAGCAGTACATAAACGCCGGATATTTCACAGTGAAAGAAGTGGTGCTGGATGATGAAGATGGCTACCAGATACGGCTGACGCCTCAATTAACGGGGAAAGGCCAGCAGTGGTTGACGCGTAAACTGCTCGATGCTGGCTTGTTAAAACCGGTGGCGGCTGAATAATGGAAAATGCCCGGTTGATGCCGGGCATAATTTCTTCAGGAGGTGGAGGGTATCAACCAATCCTCGCACCATCACGCTTTATCAACAGAGACTTGAGCGGCTTTTATGGATAGCTTCCCGCTGGCCTCTATCGCCATACTTCCCCCCGCCTTCAGGGCGACATCCGCGCCTGACTTTATATCGAGATTTCCTGCGGAAGAGATGAATGCCGGACCTTGAGAAATGGCATACAACTCTCCGGCCTCGTTGAATCCTATTGTTGTTCCACTTTTCAAGTGAGTAATGGCCCAAGCTCCGCCCGCCGTCCGGACTTCCATTAGTCCGTTCCGCGACGAAATAAAGTCTTTTTTGGCGCTGGTTGATGGTTGTGCTGGTGCACCTTCAACTTCAGGCGGTACATAGCCTTCACCTTGTCCTGACGCTTCAGGTGGCACATTGGGAGCGCCACCGGATGCATCCTGTGCATAACCGATTATCAATGGCCACCGCGAATCTCCATTGTAGGGAAATTCTACCCATACTTTATCGTCGGGCAGAAATGGTGAAAACGTGTTTGCATTGGACAATATGGCTTCTGCCCACGGCAATGAGGCATCTGGTAGCCCATCCATCATGCCGACAACGCGTATTTGTGTACGCATCAGACCTTTAGGGTCATCGACGCTTACCACTACAGCCCGATACTTCCCTGTCAAACTACCCATTCACCACTCCTAACTGTGCACGGCTGACAAAACGGAAGCGGTCTTCGAAATGAGTCACGGACATCACTATCATTTTGTCGGGGATAGATTCATCGAGTTCTCCGTCACCTGCTGTGTTATGCACGACAATTTTCAGCGTCGTACCCGGAGTTAGCGCGGCATTTCCTTCCACCAGCATATCGAGGCGGGGGAGAATGAATTTGTTGTAGTTCGCCAGCGCGGTAGGATCGGGATTGCTCGTAAATTTAATGGGGTCTTCCTGGTTACCTGAGTAAACTACACCTTTGGTCATGTCATAACTGGCCATTCTGTAATTGTGGCGGCGCTGGTATTCATAATCGGCATTCAGGATATTGAACTGACTAATTGTAAAGCCAGATGTGTTGGGATTGGCAGATTCATAAGTAAGCGCTGGAGCGGCGTTTGCCATTTTTTCCATACTTTTAAAATTGATTATCCCCCTGGATGCCCAGCACATAGAACCGGTATCCCGGGCTATCTCCTGCAATACCTTGGTCGGTTTTTCTCCAACATTTAGGTGGTATGTGGATGTTTTTCTGAATGAGTCAGCATTTACCTTCAGACCAGGGGCAAGAGAGGAAACTACGGCTGATGGGGGCTTATCAACAAAATACTGTGCGCTGGTGGACGGAACTTTTAATAACCGCACCGGGTTACTAAACGCGTAAATCAGTACGGTATCGTCCTTGCGCGGCGCTTTAAGAACAAAGAACTCTTCCGAGAACAGGATGCCGCCATGACCTTCTGGATCACCAAGTGAAACTGTTAGTATTGTCCCAAATTTCACTCCCAGCTTATTGACCACGTAAGCTGTTGAGTCCCTGAGCGTGAGCATAAGTTGGGGACCAGATAGCTCTCCTGGTTCGACATAGGTACACCCTACAATCATTTCGCGAGGAATTTCGTTCTGCCCAATTGAAACAGATTGCAGGAATAGCTGAGTGCGTTTTGAATCAGTTTCCGGGGCTGTTGTGGTCTTTGTGGCCATCTCATTCCTCCAGAATTTTCGCTTTTACCGTTATGGTGCCGGTGGTTTGCTGCATATAAGCCAGGATAGGAAGTTCCGCCACAACGGTGAGGTTCAATCCAACCGCGAACAGTCTGTTATCGGCGGTGCCGGTGGTCAGATCCTGAAATGCGATTGATTTTT